ATATTAACTAACAAACATTTTTAAAAAATGGCAACTACAACATCAATTACTACAACTTACGCAGGTGAGTTTGCAGGTAAGTACATCGCAGCAGCTTTATTGTCTGCACCAACATTGGACAAAGGTGGGATCACAATCGTTCCTAACGTAAAGTTCAAACAAGTAATCAAAAGAGTAGCTACTGACGATATCGTTAAAAACGCTACTTGTGATTTTGATGCTACATCTACAGTAACATTAACAGAGAAAATCCTTCAACCTGAGGAGTTCCAAGTTAACTTACAATTGTGTAAAAAAGATTTCGTTTCTGATTGGGAAGCAATTTCTATGGGTTATTCAGCATTCGAAGTAATGCCGAAAAACTTCACAGACTTCTTATTAGCACACGCTGCTGAAAAAGTTGCTGCTGCAATGGAAACATCTATCTGGAATGGTGTTAATGCAACTGCAGGTCAGTTCGCAGGAATTATGACACAATTGACTACAGATGCTACTTTGCCATCAGGTCAAGAAGTTGCAGGTACTACAGTTACTGCTGCTAACGTGATTGCTGAATTAGGTAAAATCGTTGATGCTGCTCCTGCTGCTATCTACGGAAAAGAAGATTTAAGTATCTATGTATCAAACAACATCTACCGTGCATACGTAAGAGCGCTTGGCGGGTTTGGAGCTTCGGGTCTTGGAGCTAATGGTTACGATAACAAAGGAACAAACCAAACATTGAATGACTTGTACTTTGACGGAGTTCGTATCTTCTTAGCTAACGGATTAGCTTCTAACACAGCTTTACTTGCTGAGAAATCTAACTTGTACTTTGCAACAGGATTATTGAATGACTTGAACCAAGTAAAAGTTTTGGATATGGGTGACTTAGATGGTTCTCAAAATGTTCGTGTAATTATGCGTTTCACTGCAGATGCTAAATACGGATTTGCTTCTGACGTAGTTACTTACGGAATCACAAACTCTGCTAACTAAAATTAACAGACAATCATTAAAAGGGGAGGTAAAGTGCCTTCCCTTTTTTGTTTAATCTAAAAAAAATATACAGAAAATGTGCGAAATAACAACAGGTAGACTAGAGGTCTGCAAAGACGTAGTAGGTGGGATTGATGCCATTTACTTTATCAATTACGGAGATTACAACGCAGCAACTGACGTAGTGTATACTGCTTCTACAGATACAATTGACACAATTGCTAACGTAACATCTCTTTTTAAATACCAACTTAAAGGAACGAATACATTTGACCAAGCAATCACAACATCACGTGAGAACGGAACTTCATTTGTAGAGCAAACTTTATCAGTAGTATTAAAGAAACAAGATGCTGCTACACACAAGACAGTTAAATTGCTTTCTTACGGACGTCCTAACGTAATAATCAAAACACGTAATAATCAATTCTTCCTTGCGGGTTTAGAACACGGAATGGAGTTGACTACTGCTAACGTGTCAAATGGTACTGCGATGGGTGATCTAGTTGGTTACACTTTGACTTTTGTAGGCACAGAGAAACTTCTTGCTAATCTATTAGATGCAAATACTGAAACAGGTGCAACAGGACTTGTAGGAAATGCAACGGCAGTGTTCGGAGCAACTACAACAATCGTTGCTTCTTAATTACTTTTTTGAATAGCTTAATTGAAGGGGTGGCTTAGGTTACCCCTTTTTTATTTCCAACAAAACAGATTTATTATCGTTATTAAATTATGATAGTATTAACGCCTTCTACATCAGCACAAACTTTTTCGTTTATTCCTCGCTTTGAGAATTACACAACGATGGCAATAACTGATGAACAAACAAACGTAACTCAAACAATAACGATTACTAGCTCAACACAGGGAGCGTATGTAAACACGATTACTGCAACTTTTGCTTTAAAAAATAATCACGGATATACATTACTATTATCTAACGGATCAACAATTTGTCACAAGGATAAAATCTTTTGTACAAATCAATCTATATCAACATTCTCCGTAAACAACGGACAATATACTTCTAATGCTACCACAAACACTTACATAGTTTATGAGTGATAATCTACACATACTAAGCCTAAGTGCTTATACAACGCCACAGATTCAGGAATCCAAACGGGATAACTGGGTTGAATATGGCGAAGACAATAATTACTATTCTTTTCTAATTGACAGATACACGAACTCAACCACGAATAGTGCTATTATAAACAATATAGCGAGACTTATTTACGGAAAAGGTCTATCTGCATTAGACGCTAACAGAAAACCTGCTGAGTACGCTCAAATGATGTCTTTATTCAGTAAGGATGACATCCGTAAAATTGTCTTAGATAGAAAGATGTTAGGTCAATTTGCTATCCAAGTACATTACAACGATAAACACGACAAGATTTTAAAGGCTTACCACATTCCTGTTAACTTATTACGTGCTGAAAAATGTAATAAAGACGGAGAAATAGAAGGTTATTACTATTCTGACGATTGGACAGACTTAAAGAAATACGAAGCTAGACGCATTCCTGCTTATGGTTATTCAAATGAAAAGGTAGAAATATGTTTTTCTAAACCTTACGCAGTTGGGATGAAGTATTATGCTTATCCTGACTATCAAGGTTCTTTACCATACGCACTATTGGAAGAAGAAATAGCAGACTACTTAATCAACGAAGTACAAAACGGATTCTCTGGAACTAAAGTAGTCAACTTCAACAACGGAGTACCGACCGAGGAGCAACAATCAATGATTACTTCTAAAGTAATGAACAAATTAACAGGTTCAAGAGGACAAAAAGTGATCGTAGCATTTAACGACAACCAAGAATCAAAGACTACGGTTGATGACATTCCTTTAAACGATGCTCCAGAGCATTACACTTACTTATCTGAGGAAGCTATGCGTAAGATTATGCTAGGTCACAATGTTACTTCTCCTTTGTTATTTGGAGTTGCTAGTTCAAACGGATTCAGCGCTAATGCAGACGAGCTTAAAAACTCAAGTATCTTGTTTGATAATATGGTTATTAGACCATTCCAAGAAGAAATCATAGAGTCATTTGATAAGATTTTAGCTTTTAACGGAATCAGTTTAAAACTATTCTTTAGAACATTACAACCTTTAGAGTTTACAGACCTTGAAAACACGCAAACTGAAGAACAAGTTGCAGAAGAAACAGGTACCGACGGAACTGAGTTAAGCAAAATGGACAACGAAATTGCTGATGCATTGATTGAATGTGGCGAAGTAGTTGACGAAAATTGGGTTTTAATTGACGAATTTGAAGTTGATTACGACCAAGAAGATGCAATTGATTTAGAGATTGAGAACGCAAACAATAAAAAGCAATCGTTATTATCTAAGGTTTACAATTTTGTAAGCACAGGAACTGCAAACCCAAGAGCAAAATCAGAACAAGACGCAACAGTCGAAGGGTTTAAGTTTATGACTCGTTACCGATACAACGGAGGATTAAAAGAAAATACTCGTGAGTTCTGTAAAAAGATGGTAGCTGCTAACAAAGTATATCGCAAAGAAGACATCGTTAGAATGGGATCTCAGGTAGTCAACGCAGGTTGGGGTGCTAGAGGAGCTGACACTTATGACATCTTTCTTTACAAAGGTGGAGGTGCTTGTCATCACAAATGGATGCGTCAAACATTTGTAGCCTTTGAGGAAGGTCGAGGAATAGACCCTTTAAGTCCTAATGCAAAAACAATCAGTACAAACAAAGCAGAGAAAGCAGGTTACCGAGTTAGAAATCCTCAGCAAGTTGCAATGCGTCCTGTAGATATGCCGAATCAAGGCTTTTTACCAACCAACAAACGATTTAAATAATGGCAGAAGCACTATTTATCACACGCGATGACATCGTTCGTTACACAGCTTTAAATGGCAATGTAGATACGGACAAATTCATTCAGTTTATTAAGATCGCACAAGATATTCACATCCAGAATTACTTAGGTACAAAGCTATTCCAAAAGTTACAAGCTGATGTTATCGCAGGAACTCTTACAGGAAACTATTTGACGTTGGTTACAACTTACGTAAAGCCGATGTTGATCCACTGGGGAATGGTAGAATATTTACCTTTCGCAGCTTACACAATCGCAAACAAAGGAGTTTACAAACACTCATCTGAGAACTCCGAAAACGTAGACAAAAACGAAGTAGACTATTTACTTGAAAAGGAAAGAAACATTGCTCAGAACTACACACAGAGGTTTATTGACTATATGTCTTTTAATCAGACGTTGTTTCCTGAGTATCGTTCAAACAAGAACAACGACATCTTCCCTGATTCAATGAATAACTACACAGGTTGGTATATATGAGAAAACGGATTAAGCTAGGTAATTACAAACCTAAAGAAACTAATGTAGAGAAGCTTCGTGTTTTTCTAGCTAAACTAAACACACAACAAAATGGCAAATAGTAACGGATGGGGAGATGGTGCTGCCAACAACGCAATTGGTTGGGGTCAAGGTGCTATCAATCCTGATACGATGTGGGTAAAAGACCTCAACATTATTGAGTACAAACCAAAACCTACACCATCTCCGTTTTAATGAAAACTAATCTTACAATCCTAGCTTTTTCAATTTGCACAATTTTAGCACCTGTTAAACCTTTAGTAATCATTGCAATTTTATCTATTATTTTAGATACGTGTTTTGGCATTTGGAGAAGCGTACGAAGAAGCGGATGGAAATCAATTCGTTCTCGTAGATTATCTCACACTATTTCTAAGACACTTTTGTATAGTGG